GGCGGCGCAGAGGCATCGTCAAGCAAAGTACGGCAACGGCAAAGTTGGGCACGGTCTATCAACGCAAAGGCAAAGCAATGAGGGAACGAACCATAGTCACCGACAAGATTGCAGGGATGATGATCCCTGCCGATCGTAAGGCGTTGGGAATACTTACCCAATCCGAACGCCAGAAGAAGGTTGACGGCACGGCAGAGAAGGAAATCCAACGCCTGTGCGAAATGGAATTATCCCGGCGCGGAATTGTGTACCTGCACCTATCCCCCATGGCTCGTGAAAAGTGCGGCTGGCCTGACCTGACGTTCGTTGTTCTTGGTGTGCCGTACGCCGTGGAACTCAAGACCGCCGCGGGTAAATTGTCCGAAGATCAAATCAGAGTTATGCGCGAAATGGAACGCAATGGATGGAGAACTCACATTGTCAGATCGTTTGAGGAATTCAGGGAGTTGTTGAAATGACCCCCGGAACCATAACAGCGACAGTCACCATGGACTATGAAACGAACACAGTCCAGATCGACAAGGGCGACTCCATGCACCCGCCTGAATCTGAAACAACCATTCGTATCGGGAACATTGATATTGACGGCCAAGACATACCGGAACCGTTGCGGGGAATGTTGATTGAATTTATGAGGGACAAAATAACATGAATGAAATCGAACAGGTCCAAACCGAGGCGTTGACCATCCGCGACCAAGCCAAGGCAATCGTAATCGTTGACAAGGAATCCTACGAACGCGCCGGAACGCTCATGGTGGCCGTTAAGAAGTTACGCAAGCAGATCAAGGAAGTGTTCAAGCCGATGAAGGACAAGGCTCAAGCGGCCCACAAGGAGATTGTGGCGCAGGAGAAAAAGGCCGATGCCGAAGCCGCGGCAACCGAGGCAATCCTATTGCCGGCCATGACCGCTTACGATGAGAAGTATGGTGCATCCAAGATCGAGGGGTTACGCAAACCGCAGGATATTTGGAAGTTCAACATCACCGACCTTGCCAAAATCCCGCGTGAATTCATGGAACCCGATACGGTCAAGATCGGTGAATACGTCCGAACCATGCGGGAATCAACCAAGATCGAAGGAATTGAAGTCTATTGCGAACGTGGCGGAATACGAGTCGAGGGTCCGAAACAGATCGAGTTTTAATTAACAAGGAGGGAATCATGCAACTCACAAGTGGCAAAGTTCAGAAACCGCAACGCACAGTAATCCACGGTCCGGAGGGAATTGGAAAATCCACATTGGCGAACCAGTTTCCTTCCCCTGTTTTCATTGACACGGAAGGATCGACGAATTCTATGGACGTGAAACGCATATCTTGTAATTCATGGCAAGATATTCTGGATGCCGTCAAGTGGCTCAAGACGCAGAAGCATAATTTCAAAACGGCAGTCTTCGATACTGCTGATTGGGCCGAACGCTTTTGCGTCATGTTCCTTTGTGCCAGGGACAATAAAACCAGCATAGAGGACTGGGGGTACGGAAAAGGATACACGTACTTATCCGAAGAATTCGGGCGGCTGTTGAATTCTTTGAATACCCTGATTGATTCTGGAATGCACGTCGTTTTTGTCGCTCATTCCACAGTCAAGAAGATGGAACTTCCCGACCAAGAAGGCAGTTTTGATCACTACGAATTAAAGTGCTCCCGGCAAACATCGCCCCTTCTCAAAGAATGGGCCGACGCGCTTCTGTTCGTAAATTACAAGGTCACAGTAACAACAAACGATGACAAGCGCTCAAAGGCGGTCGGCGGCCGCAAACGGATCATCCACACCCAGCACACGGCGGCTTACGACGCCAAGAACCGCTGGGGATTGCCTGATCAGATCCCGTTCGAGTTGCCGTTTGACTTCGGCGTGTTTGCCAAGGTCTTAGGAGAGAATGCCAGCAAGCCGGTGGTTGAGAAGATAGAACCCCCGCCAGAACGGAAGGGTGTCGAGGAAATGCTTAAGACCGGACAGGCGACGAGGGTCGGTTTGCCGGAAACCAAGGCCGGTCCCGTCAAGCCGGAAACCGAGGACATCCCCCCGCGTTTGGCAACGCTCATGGAGTTGTCCGGGGTGCTGGTGTCGGAACTGCTGACGTACTGCGAAGGGAAATCATTCATACCAAAAGGAGGGAAACTGACCGAGATCAAGAAGGTGGTTCAAGACCAGATGGTGATTGAAACCAACTGGAACAAGGTGGTTGAAAAGATTAAATCAACGAGGAGTAAATAGTCATGGCAGAAAAAAAAGACTGGGATAGCCCGATTGACGAAAATGGCAGCACCCCCAACGCCGTGCTTCCGCAGGGGGAATATCGGTTTGTCGTCAAGTCGCTGGTAAAGACCGTATCAAAGGGCGCCAAGACCTCCGGCGCTCCGCAGGCCAAGATGGTCTTGATGATATACGACAAGAACGATGAGACCTATGCCAACCAGATCGGAATTGCGATTGACCGACTCACGCTCCATACCGAAACATGGGGAATGGTGTGCCAGTTCTTTAAGGCCATCGGAGAACGCAAGCACGGAGAAACCATTCAGCCGAATTGGGAAGAAGTCCCCGGCGCAAGCGGTCTGGTGAAATTGTCACCGCACACGTTCGAGGGCAAGACGCACATGCAGGTCGATGCTTATATCGACCCTGCCGGTCAACAAGAACCTGCTAAACCCGACTTCGATTAATTCCCGTACCGTCAACGGGTGGACTGTCGTGGATTCTCGTGTTTCCCTCCACGCCCCGGGAGCGGCAGTTCCACCCCGACGATTGCCAACATGAATACCAATCATTTATGTCCAAAATGTTTTGTGCCTTGCAAGGGAGATAATTGCCCGAAGTGCGGACGCAAGGTTACAAGCGATTCAATCGAACCAAGACGCGAAAAAGACTTGGTTGATTTGATGCCAAAAAACGTAATTGAGCTTCGTGGGTTGACAATAGCGCAAGCGCTGGAAATACAGACAAACGGTTCCTGTGGTGACTGAATGCAATTAAGAAATTACCAGTCCGACGCCCTGAATGCGGTCTATGCCAAGTGGAAGGAATACCGCAAGGTGCTGGTGTCCATGGCAACCGGTACTGGCAAGACGATTGTGTTTTCCCATATAGCCGCTAAAGAGCACGCGGAAGGTGGACGAATTTTAATTCTCGCACATAGGGACGAGCTTATACGTCAGGCGCATGATAAATTGCTTCGAGCAACCGGAATAGACGCCGCTATTGAGAAGGCCGATGAAACTTCTATCGGAACTCCTGCCAGCGTTGTAATCGGCAGCGTTCAAACCCTCATGCGCCAAAACCGCCTTGAACAATTCAGCAAGACCCATTTTAGCCAGATCATCGTGGACGAGGCCCACCATTGTTTAGCCGACTCATACCAACGCATCCTCAATTACTTTGACGCCAAGGTCTGCGGGTTCACCGCAACCCCCGACCGCGGGGACCGCAAGAACCTCGGCCAATACTTTGACGCCCTGGCCTACGAGTACGGATTGCGCCAGGCGATCAACGACGGATGGCTATGCCGGATTGTTGCCAAGACGCACCCACTCAAGATCGACCTGTCCGGCGTCAGGATTACATCAGGGGACTACAACGAGGGCGACCTGGGGAACGCCCTCGACCCCTATCTACCCCGCATAGCGGAGGCCGTGCCTACTGATCGCAAGACTTTGATATTCACGCCGCTCTGTATCACCGCTCGCAAGCTACAGGGCATCCTGCGCGATGCAGGACGCCGGGCCTACTACGCCAGCGGGGATGACCGGAGCCAGATGGCGGCATGGGAGCAGGACGGAACCGGGTCGGTCATGCTCAACAGCCAACTTTTGAATGAGGGTTACGATCATTCCGTCATAGATTGCGTCATTATCCTGCGGGCAACTAAGAGCCGGCCATACTACGCACAGATGATCGGCAGGGGAACCCGCATCCATCCTGGCAAGGACAATCTGTTGATCCTCGATTTCCTCTGGCAGACGGCCAAACACGATCTCTGCCATCCATGCAACTTGATTGCCGAGTCCCCGGAAGTGGCCGAGAAGATGCAGAAACGGCAGGAGGAGGCCACCGGAGAGATGGATCTGGAAGACCTCGAAAGTTCCGCGAAGCGGGACGTTATCCGGGAACGGGAAGAAGCGTTGGCCCGGGAACTACGCAGCCAGCGCCACAAGGAATCCCGGCTGATTGATCCACTGGCCTACGCCGTCATGGTTAAGAACGAATCCCTGATGGATTACGAACCGGTATTTGCATGGGAGGAACAGAAGCCTACGCCCGGACAGCTACAATTACTCAAACGGTTTGGGATCAATGCGGATAAGGTCAAGACCAAGGGTCATGCCAAACACCTGATTGATTGCGTACTCAATCGGAGCAAGATGAAGCTGGCGACACCGGGACAGGCCAGGACACTTTCGGACGCTGGATATTACACGGACATGAGCAAGACCAGGGCGAGCGAAATACTGGACGAACTGAGTAAGAATTATTGGCGGATCAAGTTTTGAGGCTGATATGACAAACCCTGACCGTCGAAAGTGGGGGAGATGAGAGCGCAATGGCCTAACGGTATTACGAAGTGGATTGACCGGCGCGTTCTTTATGTTTCTGTGCCATTCACGTGGAACTTGTCGGGGTTACGATCTGAATTGATGCAAGAAGATTGGGCTTACGACCGCGCCGTTATCGGTGGTCCAGCGTTGCGATTAATGCCGTTTTATTTTACCGATATGAATTACGTCACGGTTGAACAGAATTTTCCGGGAGCATTACAGCGGATTAATTCTATGGCCACGCGCACAACATTAGGCTGTATCCGTCAATGCGGATTCTGCGCCGTGCCTAAAACCGAGGGCGCGTTCATCGAACTGGATGATTGGCCTGATCTGCCGATCGTGTGCGACAACAATCTGCTCGCGGCGTCTCAAAAACATTTTGACAAGGTATGCGATCGGCTTGAGAAGCATAAATGGAGCGACTTCAATCAGGGATTAGATGCACGGCTTTTGACCGATTATCACGCCGAACGGCTGGCGCGATTGCCGGGGTGTATTGTCCGTCTCGCGTTGGATTCCAGCAGGACTGAACGCGTGTGGCTGGAAGCGTACGAATCTCTTATTGCTCATAAGTTTCCAAAGTCACGAATACGGTCATACATCCTTTGCGGTTATGAGAGCGACCCGAACGACGCATGGAAACGATGCGGGTTCGTAGAAACGTTTGGCGTAAAGGCATTGCCGCAATGGTATCACCCGCTTGACGCGATGGAATACATGGCCGTGCTGGACTGTCACCGGAAATACGGATGGAACAAAAAAGAGGTCAACAGGATTATGGGGTATTTTTATCAACATCGAGGGACGGAGCGCCCCATCGCAAAGTGAGGGATTATGACAACCGCAACAATAACCCGCGCCCTGGCGAGGGACGCAAGTAACAACAGGAAAGGGATAAAGACATGACCTACGAAGAAATCAAGGAGAGTTTAACGGCGGCACAGGAAACAATGAACTACGGCGAACAGTTTGCCAAACGCGGAATCGAGATGGCACGCGGGAAACTACGCCACATCGGATTGTCGAGCTATGTGCTGGCAGATTTGAAGCGCGAATTGAACAGATTCGATATTAACAAGATGCGCTGGAAAAGATAGAAGCGCCCCGTCGAGGGACGCAAGGAGGGTAAAACGAAAACCGCACGGAGGGGCGCGATGAACGATAAACCAATATCAGAATACAAACAGCTTCGACAGCAAATGAAGGAAACACGCATCAATCATCGTTGGGTTAAAAAGATGCGTAAGTTTGGGTCGAGCGATAGAGAGATAGCAAAAGCATTAGGGATACCGGAAGATTCTCCAGTGATTCAGTGTAAATCGGTTTAACCAACACGGAGGGGCGCAATGAAAAAGAGCAAGGGAACACCGAAACAATACCTGCATGACGAAACCGGGTTAATGACCAGTCTACCTGACACGAAAGACCGCACAAACGCCAGCGTCAAACTGTTTCCCGTACAGAAAATTGGCTGGTATATCAAGGCCGAAAGTACGCAATGCGGCCAACAGGTAATTCAAAGACTGTGCTTGTCGAATATGGCGATGGAGGCGTTGGCGAATATGTGGGTTAAACTGGAACTCAATCGAGGTGACAAATGAGCAAACATTTGACGGTGAAGCAGATGATGCGAGAGTGTTTTTGCAAGTTCTTTTTATGGGAGGAATGTGATTGCGATATGTGTCGTATTCCAAAAGGACTCGCCCGCGCCGCCCGTCGTTTCTGTCGCATAGAGGAACGGCAGAAAAAGGAATTGGAGCGCTCGCGGTTTTTCGATGAATGTCGAAACAAGGGAGTCAAACAGGGCGCGATTGAACTCCCCAAGCACTTCGGCGAAATGAGATTCAAGTCCGCGTGTCGCAAAACAACAGGAAAGGGAACATGAAACAATACCTAAACATTAAAATGAAGGTTAGTTGCCTTTGTGGGGATGAATACGAGATAGAATCGGGTTCGCTCGTACTAGACAATGCCGTCGAAAGATTGCGCGAGTT